GTCTATAACAGCAGAAAAAATAGCCTCAAACTATGAAAAGCACTTAAAAATTGTAGAGACCTACATTACTAATCGTAAAGATCAAGTGCTAGCCTTACTTTCTTCGTTAGAAGATAATTATGTTATGGCTCCTGCTAGTGGAAAGACTTGGTATCATAATGCTTTTGCAGGAGGGTACGTAGATCATGTAAATAGAGTTGTAGAGTATGCGGTAAAGCAATCTAGACTCTATAAAGATATGGGAGGTACTATAGATTATACAGAAGAAGAATTAGTATTCTCTGCTTTATTTCACGACCTAGGAAAAATAGGAGATGGAGTATCACCAAATTACATACCTCAGACTGATAAATGGAGACAAGATAAACTCTCAGAGATGTATACTAATAATTCAGAATTGGATTTTATGCTAATCCCAGACCGCTCATTATATATTCTTCAAAACAACGGAATTAAAGTAACACATAGGGAATTCCTAGCTATACGTTGCCATGATGGAGTTTTCGATAAAGCTAATGAAGCATATTTTTTTAGCCACCAGGAGGGTTCTAGACAGAAGACCTCTATTATATCAGTACTTCACTCAGCAGATTTCTTAGCTTCTAAAGTTGAATATGATATGTGGAAAAGAGATGGAGGTAGCTCTAAACCTACTTCTAGGAAAGTTACTGCTTCAACTGGAAGACCAGTTAAAAGCTCAGAAGGATTATCTAACATATTAAAAAATATATAAAATGTTAACTTACCAAATAATAATTGCCATATTAGTTGCCGGCTTGATTTTTAGTTCTTATATTATTTATAACCTACTTAATGCAGTAGAAAAACATGAAGATATAATAGAAGATCAAGTAAATTATTTACAGAATATATCTAATTCAATAACTCAAGGAAAACTACATCTTCAAAATCTCGATGAAAAGGGGGTATTTCAAAGCGACGATGAAGTAGGAACATTTTTCAAACAAATGCAAGCAGTACAAGAGGAATTGAATAGATACATGCTCCCAGAAAACTATGGCACGAAAGAAAGCGAAAGCTAATTACTTTACTCAAGAAACAGAGTCCTACATAAAAGTATACAACAGATCATCAGATGTAGCTGAACGACAGAAGATCTTTACAGATCACATATACTTACCATTTTACAAGCTTGCAGAGAACATTATACATACTTTTAAGTTCTACTATACGGATGTAAATAAAATTGAAGATCTCAAACACGAGATTGTTTCTGTTTTATTAGAAGAGAAGATTATGAAATTTGATCCCGATAATGGAGCAAAAGCATATTCGTATTTCGGAACAATAGTAAAAAGGTGGTTAATAAACTATAATAATAAGAACTATAAAAAGCTAAAGCAGATTGGATCTTTTGATGAAATGTACGATTCATCTATTGAAGATAGAGGTATAGAGGAAGGTCATATTAATCTCTCTCAATTTATAGACATGTGGGTTAAGGAAGTATATGAAGTACTTGACAATATGTTCGAAAAAGAATCAGATTTACAGATTGCTGATGCTGTTCTTACTCTATTTAAAACTCGTCAAGACTTAGATATTTTTAAAAAGAAAGCTCTTTACATCTATATAAGAGAGATGACTAACTGTGACACCCCCTACCTTACAAAGGTAATTAACGTGTTAAAAGAGGACTTTAAAAGGAAGTACCAAAAACTATACGACCAAGGATATCTTACAGATAAAACTTACTAGTCTATTTATTATAAATAAAACACCATGAGTTTAGATAAAGAAATATTCAACGGCAAAACTCTTTCAGACCTATTCGGGGAGATACATGATAATTCTTCTACTACTAGGAACCAGGTAAAAAGTCTAATAAACGAATTAAAACCTCTTATAGAGAATATAGGGGATGCTACTTTAATTGTACCCATGATTAAAGAGTACATGGAAATTCAAGTAAAAAACGATGACGCTTTAATTAAACTGGCTACTATAGTACAGAGGATTGAAACAGCAAATGCAAATGGATCAGGAGATGAGATGTTTGACCTCTCAGAACTACAGGACTTATTAGAGGAGCAAGAAGCACTAGACAGTGAAACACAAGTAAAAATAGAAGAAAGTAAAGATGGCGAACAATCCGTATAGTCTAAATACCTTTTCAGGTGGAAGCCTTATGAGTAATGGTTCAACCGGCCAATCTTCATCCTCCGGCGGAATGTCCTTTGGGATAGTTTTAGATATACTGCTAAACGAAACCCATCCGGAATACGAAAACTATAATAAATCACAAGGTCTAAATGGGGTATTTTATACTCCTTATACAGACGGCGATGGTGATAATGAAACAGCTAACAGTTTTGCCTACTGCGATGCCTCTTTTCTTAAAAGGATACCAATACCTGGAGAGATAGTCGTAATAGAAAGACGCCCATCAGTATACACACTTACAAAAAATACCCCAAACGATAAGACCAACATTAATAGATCCAAAGAAGGACTTTTAACATACTGGACAGGTATTGTTGCAGGCTGGAACCATCCTAATGCTAATGTAATGCCTAACGAAGACATTACTGGATACATATACGGAGAGGACTTTGACCCAGAAAAAACAATAGCACCCCTTGGAGCTTTTCCCGGTGATACTATAATAGAGGGAAGGTTTGGGCAATCTATTAGACTTAACGGAACTAAAGCAGAGTCTAATACAATTGTAGTAGAAGATAATAACGGTAAACCTACAATTCTAATAAGTAATGGACAGGCAGAGCCTGAAGACTCAATTAACCCGGTAAAAGAAGATATTAATAAAGATCCTTCTTCAATATACCTAACCTCGGACCATCAGGTAGAAATAGAACCTGCTAATGATAAAAGAGAAGCATATATAGATCCTCCTATAACTCCTGAAGAATATAAAGGTTCGCAGGTTATAGTAAACGGAGGAAGATTATTTTTTAACGCTAAAGATGAAGGAGCGTTCATATCTGCTAAAGAAACTATCGGCCTAAATAGTAACATAGTAGCAGTAGACGGAGAACAATATGTAGCATTCGATGCTGATAAAATATACTTAGGTGAAGCAGCTAAAAGGTTAGAAGACGAACCGGTACTACTAGGTAAGAGAACAGTAGACTTGTTAGAGGAAATAATAGATGAATTAGACGCTATATATACTAATCTTGCTACTCTACCACCAGCTCCTCCAGCAGGAATTGCTAAACTAGTAGTATTAGGTAATATGCAAAAACCTTCAATACCCTTATTAAAGAATAAACTTAGGAGAATAATGTCTGAAAAAGTATTTACAGAGTAATGCCATATATTAAATTTCCAAATAAACAAGAATTAGTAGCAGCCCTTGCCCCGCAAGTAGGTAAAACTCTTGGTATACTTAAACAAAAAGTCTTAAGTAAGCTATTTGAAGTGATAGACGACTTTAGAAGAGAAGGCTGTCCGCATCTACAAAAACTAAATCAAGTTTCAAGGACAATCTCTCAAATGCAACGTACTATAAACAGTACTGCAAAAAAAACCAACAAGGTTAAGAGGATGGCTACTAAACTAGGCATCCCATTAACAGGGTTAGAAATAGCAATTAATGTGATAGGTAACATACCTATTCCACAAGCAGTGCCCCCTGGTGTAGGTATACCCATATCTATCACTAATAAATTTACAGAACAGCTAATACTTTTATTAGAAATGATTGCAGCTATAAAAGAAAATGTAAGCTCTATTGAAACTATGGTAGCACCGTCTATACTCTTTATAGATAACATAAACAAGAAAGTACAATCAGCTAAACTACCAATTATAGCTTGCAAAATAGAAAATGCACTAAAAGAAGAAGTAACAAACGGCAAACTAACAGAAGAACAGTTAATAGCTGCAGGATTACTAAATGATAAAGGAGAGTATATATTCACATCTCTTATACCTATATTCCTTGGTACTACTCAATTTAATACTGACGGAAGTACGTACTACCCTAATAACAACGAACAACAAGAACTAAGTGCTCAATCAGAAGCAGCAACTGTACTTAGCAGCGCTATAGAGCTACTTCCATCTCTCGACGATTCAAATAGTTTAAAAGATTTAATAGATACATATCAAGCTACTTCCGATAGACAGACGAGTAACCTGTCAGATACACAGTACTCACATGTAGGACCAGACGGTACTGTATATAAGTTAAATGTAGAGTTAGATGTAGAAGGGTCTACTATAGCACCTCAAAGGTTCGCAGTAGCTAAAAACCTAAATAATATAGTAGTGCTAAGAGGTGCTAAATCCTACAGTTCTTCTGAAACTGTACTAATAGATGAAATTAAATTCAGAATAGATAATCAACTTGCATAATACAACTATTTATATATATGAAACTCGATCAATTAAGAAAAATCATACGAGAAGAGGTTAGATCTGCTATAAAGGCAGAGCTACAAGAAGTTATGAACGAGGCTGTTAAAGCAGCCAGTGCTCCAACAACTATGACTGCAGCCCCAGAAGCAGGTAATACAAGCTGGTCAGCACCGAAAAAAGAATTAAAAAAACAACAATGGACATCAGGTAAGTCGTCCACGTTAGAAGAAATGTTAAATCAGACTGCTAACACCATGTCTAACGAGGAATATAAAAACATATCAGGAACCTCAGGTCCAATTGCACCTAATTTTGCTTCAAGAGGAGCATCTCAAATGGGAATGACAGAAAATACAGGTCCTGCACCAGGTCTTGATTTATCCACACTTCCATTTTTAAAAAATGCAGGCGCTATATATAAAGCCTCAATAGAAAAAGATAAAGAAAAAGGACGTAGATAATGGCATTTGAAGTAACAAGACTTAGCGTAATAGACACACAACCTAGTAAAGCAGTAGGGGTAGCCCTTCCGTTTTCTGGAAAAGCTGTTTTTAACTCTACCTACACGTCTAAAGATGCACTTAAAACCAATATAATCAATTACTTCTTAACAGCCAAAGGAGAACGCTTTATGAATCCTAATTTTGGGAATAGACTACAAAACTTACTTTTTGATAATCTAACACAAGAAAAGGTCAGTCAAATTCAATCAACTGTAGAAAGAGATATGGAAGTATTATTTCCTAGAGTAAATATAATCAACCTAACTACAGTAGGAGACCCAGACACACACACAGTTCAGTTTGCAATGTCGTACACTGTTCAAGATACTAACATAGAAGATGAAGTAATTATTAACTTCGAACAATAATGGCACAACAAGAAAGAGACATAAAGTACGTAAATAAGGAGTTTGGAGACTTCAGACAAGGGCTGATAGAATTAGCTAAGAACTATTTCCCCGACGCCTATAACGACTTCTCACCCACATCACCTGGTATGATGTTTATAGAAATGGCCTCATATCTAGGAGATGTACTATCCTTCTACCAAGATACACAACTTCAGGAAACCTTCTTACAACACGCGAAGAACCCATCTAATCTATATTCTTTAGCCTACATGATGGGCTATAGGCCTAAAGTTTCAGCTGTATCTAGCACAGTATTAACAGTTACGCAGAGAGTAGCAGCACAAGGTTCAACCTACACCCCTAACTATAATCAAGCATTAAAAATCACTGAAGGAGCCACAGTAACATCAACTGTATCAGGTTCAACTACTTTTACAACTTCTGAACCAATTGACTTTAGTTTTTCTAGTTCCTACGATCCAACAGACGTAACTATCTTTTCACTAGATGGAGGACAACCTGCTGAATTTTTATTATCCAAAAAAGTACTAGTTACTTCAGGAGCACCAAAAGTTACAACCTCAACCTTTACAACAGCAGAGAAATTTGCCACTATAGAATTAGGAGACACTAATATAGTAAAAGTACAAAGTATAGTAGATAGTGATGGCAATGAGTGGAAAGAGGTTCCTTTTTTAGGACAAGATACCGTATTTCAAGAGGTAACAAATAGTGCAACAGATAGTAACTTAGTCCCCTCTACCCTTAATTTAGTTAAAGCACCAAGAAGGTTTGTCACTAGGTTTACATCAAAAGGAGTATTACAAATACAATTTGGGTCCGGTATAACTGGGACAGATAATGATTCTTTCCTTCCAAACCCAAATGAACAGATAACAGGAACTAAGCAAGACGTTAATAAATTAGACTATGCTTATGATCCTTCTAATTTTCTCTTTACAGGTGCATATGGTATATCACCTACAAATACTACATTGACTATAACCTATATAGTAG